TAATTCTGCTGTATTATTTTCTAAATTCATTGCTACATGGCAAGTTGCAATAATTTTTTTGCCACCAAAACGGTCAAAACAATCAACATCTACAACGAACCACATATTGATACGGCCAAAATTATATAATGAATCTTCAATGTATTTCTTAACGGCCGTATCTGATGCTTCATAACCAAAACGTAAACGTCTATCATCGTCGACAATATCATTCATAAAGTGGTCGATGAGATTTTGTTTATCAAAAGGCGATAATTTCCTTGGTATCACTCAGTCACCAATTCATAATCAGATTTAGAAACACCACACTCAGGACAACATACATCATCCGGTAAACTGTTGTAATCTTCCACGGACAAAATATGTCCGCAAACTACGCAACGATAGTAACTCATTATAGTGCCTCCAATTTTTGTTTATAAGCATTTGCATGACGCTCTTCAACTTTCTTCAAAGCGGCAAAACGTTTTTCTGCTTTTTCTAATACTTGTTTAAATTGTTTTGCGTGCTCTGCCGATTCATTCATTTGTTCCAAAAATTCATCACTAGCTTGTGCGTTTCTTTCTGAAACAGCATTGTCGTAGAATTGTGGATACATTGTGGTAAACTCATAGGTTTCACCTTCAATGGCCTTTTCAAGACATTCTTTTGTAGATGGTTTACCAATCAATAATTCAAGGTGTCCCCATGCGTGCAGAATCTCTTGGTCTGCTGTATGTTCAAAATGCTTTGCTACTTCTTCAAAGCCTTCTTCACGAGCAATCTTGGCAAAGTAACGGTACTTGATGTGAGCCATTGATTCTCCTGCCAATGCACTCTCAAGGTTTTGTAATGTGATACTCATAATTTCTCCATAAAAGTTAATCATGATATTATCTATCATAAAAAACTCAAAAATTTAGTTATTTAATATATGATATGTTTTGATTAAACTTATCGATAAAATCGATTACCATTCACCATTGTCAAACCAAACACGAATCGTAATTGGGAATACTTCCAAGACCAAAGCATCTTGTTCCCAAGCCTCATTAGTTTTGAAGTATTGGCAATTAAATCTCCAATGAAACGGATTCAATTTTAATGTAATATTACATCCAGAAAATATTAACCATTTCATAGTAAACCTAAGGCGTGTTTAGAAATTTTATCTTTTATCATTGAAGTAACATCCAAGTATGGCCATTCTAAAAAGAAAGGACATCCTTGTGAACCCCAAGAATTGTATTTCAGAAAACCCTTAGCTACAGACATATCGACTGTAGAATTTGGGTTAAAATAATTCCGTTTGTTGTGTTGCATCATTTCAATTTTGTTGCTCACTTTACAACCTCCATATTAGACTTCTTCATATAATGTACAACTTGGGTTTCACTAGAACTTGGTGGAGATTTTACTACGGGATAGTATTCTTCACCATCAATAATATTCATTGTCCAATTGGAATAGGAATAGAAAATATCCGTACCACCATTTTTGGCACGAAGCTTTAATAGTTTTTTGGGTTTGGTATTCATTGTTCTCATAATAATACCATTATACAGGAGTGTAGAGGAAAGTCAACCTCTCCTCTACAAGTTTACCACTTACTTAATGGCAATCTTTTTGATGTTATCTTGTGTTTTTACCAAAGATTCCAACCAAACCTTTAACATACCATTTACCATTTCAGCATTACCAATTTCTACTTGGTCAGCCAATTTAAATGTATGTGAGAAGTCACGGTTAGCAATACCTTTGTGAACATAAGTTTCAATTGAATCATCATCCTTAGCAGCACCATTGATAGTAAGTTTATTACCATCTAGTGTGAGTTCAATATCAGACTTAGCGAAACCAGCAAGAGCCATTTCAATTACCCATTTTTTATCGGATACTTGTTTGATATTGTATGGAGGATACTTGGCGAGTTGTTTGGATGCCATATCGTTAATTTCTTGAATGTCAGCTAAGACACGGTCAAAACCAATTGAATATGGGTCAAACTGTTTGGATAAAGCATTGAGAGTTGTGAACATAAAGTTCTCCTTATATTAAGCGAGTTTTCATAAAAGTGATACCCCGAAGGCGTATCGTTTGTACTGGTTACGGGATCCAGTGGCATCGTAATGTCATGCCCGCTTTAAAACACTTCGTACTTAGCGGTCCTAAGGTGAAGTCAGTATATCAGTATTTATACTAGGGGTCAATAGGCCCCTGGTTTTTTTACCAATATTAAAATTACTTGTTTTTCTTGTCAGCACGGATACGGGCCCGTTCGGACTTGTCGGTTGGCATACCGTGGCCTTGATATCCCGTATAACCATAATCACCTTTTTTTGGACCTGTCCAGTTAACTGGTGGAGCGTCTTTGTTTTTAGGATCATTGATTTTTGGTAAACTTTTTTGTAGGTTATCAATCAAATCTTTTTTACTCATCATTTCTACCACAAATTGTTTGAATGTTTTTGCCATTTTTATTCCAATGTTATATAAATATACATATGTCTAATACTATTTATAAAGCAACCAATCTAATTAACGGTAAGTCATACATTGGCTTTGATTCTGCTTGGCCAAAACGAATGAACCGGCACCTAGAAAATGCTAATTATAACCGAGAGGGTAAGTTCTACGATGCCATTAGAAAATATGGTTGGGAGAATTTTCAATGGGAAATTTTATATCAATCTGAAGATAAAGAACGCACCTTAAATGTAATGGAACCTCAGTTTATCCGTGAATACAATACCTTTAATCAAGGTTATAATATGACAGAAGGTGGTGAAGGTTGTTTTGGTGCCACAACAAATAAAATTTGGATCAATGACGGACATAATCATAAACGGTTAGAAAAAGGCCAATTGATTCCTGAAGGTTGGTCAAAAGGCCGATTAAAAATTAAACGAAAAGTTGGTATGTCAGAAGAATCAAAACAACGAATCGGCCAAAAGAATAAGGAACACGGTGTGTTCAGGAACTTAAATAATACTGAAGTGACCTGTCCACATTGTGGTAAAATTGGAAAAAACTTGGGTGGCATGCACAGAAGTCACTTCAATAATTGTAAAAACAAAACTTAGTGTGAAAAGTTCTTTTTTCCTATTTGGTATTTTGGAGTCAATTCCCATTCGTCTTTTTCTTTGTGAGACAGAATTTTAATCTGTGACAAGAAAATAGGTACAGGAGTTTCAATCTGTTTTACGTTTACAATTTTTACTAAACCCCAATCACTCAGCAGTTTAGCAATAGCATTCCTACGAGATAAATCATTCTCGGAGATGTCTGTTGGTTTACCATCCAAAGCAAATAGTTCTTTGAAATGTACGATATAATACTTACCTTGCTTATGTAAGATATGGCAAGATTGGTATAAAATTCTGTCTTTTTTGGATGCCACACCGATTCGAGTTAAGGTTTCTCTAACTTTAAGGAAATCATCCTTCTCGTTCAATGTGACCTCAACTAAATCAATAATTGAAATCATTACTTGTTCACTCCGCCTTTATTTGTTTTTGCTTTTATTTCAGCGATTTGTTCAGCAGTAAGAATCCGTAGTGCTTCTTTGGCTTTATCATTGGAATAACCAAAGTACACTTTCACGCATTCTAAATCTTTATCGGCCGATGATTTCTGCCACGGTTGAAATTTCCGTTTCATCGACCTTATTGTATTTAGAAGATATGAATATTGCATGTCCTTGTCCAAAGACGAATATTTGTTCATCTCATTGGCATATAACACACAATCCATGTGATAGGATAAGGCTCGGTTGACCATGAAAGGAGCATAATCTCTATAATCATACTCATCCTGGAAGACAGTTTTTTTAGTTTGTAGAATCGATGGTATGATTTCTTTGAATAAGTCTGGCATTATTTGAACTCACAGTCAACTATATAAAAACTAAAATTACTAAATATATATAACATAACAAAATACCTCATCATAATGAAAAATATACCATACACATACCTTATATATTGTAAGACAACAAGACAATATTATTATGGTGTAAGATACTCAAAAAATTGTAATCCAAACGACCTATGGAAATCTTATTTTACCTCATCTAATTATGTTAGAGAATTAATAAACAAATATGGAAAAAATGATTTTCTTTTTGAAATAAGAAGAACTTTTACAAATTCATATAAAGCAAGATGTTGGGAACAAAAAGTTTTAACTAAACTAAATGCATCTAAGCGAAATGATTTTATAAACAAAAATAATTCAGGTTTTCCCAGTGGTCAAAATAGAATATGGATTACCAACGGTAAACAAAACAAGTTTATTGATATTTTGGAAATCGATAATTATACTGATTGGCAAAAAGGAAGAACATTTTCGAAATCAATAAAGCAAAAAATATCAATAACCAGAAAGTCACAAAATTTAATAAACACACCAAATCATAGCAAAGAACAAAAATTAAAATGGTCAGAAATGCGTAAGGGTAAAATAAATGGAAGAGA